GCAGATAACTATGAGCAAGCAGAAAAGATTGCTTATGGCATAATGGATAAAGATCATCCACATCCAAGAAATTCATTTTTTTTAACTGCCGACTAATATACTAATATGCCCCTACCAGAAGAAGCATCATCTACAATGAATACACTGCGATTCATTTATGCTAAGTATAAATTAGAGTTTGATAAAGCTCTCAAGTATGATGAGAAGAAAGATCGCAAATTTCAGAACGAGATGAGAAAATTGCAACGAGATAAACTTAAACAACAAAGAGCTTAATACATTTATTTATGAAACTATATATTATGTCAGGTGCTAGTTATATACACAACGATGGCGTAATTCCTTACGCTCGCGTTTTTCAAACTTTAGAGTCTGCCAAAGCTGCTTTGAAAGATGATTTTGAAACATCCAACCGTATCTCTGAAGCAGAGATTCATGAAGATGCTGCGATTTCCGCTAATGGTAAAGAATGGTGGTCGCATGGCGAACAACAAAGTCGATGCAAGATTATCGAAGTTGAATTAGAATAAACTTAATAATTTGGGGTGGTAGCTCAATTGGTTAGAGCGTCTGCCTGTCACGCAGAAGGCCGCGAGTTCAAGTCTCGTCCATCCCGCCATTTGTCCTCATCGTATAACGGATAATACAAGGCTCTTCTAAAGCCTCAATGAAAGTTCGATTCTTTCTGGGGACACCATTGGGCGGTTAGCTTAATGGTCAAAGCAGAGGACTCATAATCCTTTGACTGGGGGTTCAAGTCCCTCACCGCCCACCACTTTTGTCAACAACAAAAAACGAACTATATACTGCTTAATACTAAAAGACGAAAGCTGAACTATATAATACTTAATAACGAAAGCTGAATCACTTAATGCATAATAACGAAAGGTGAATGATATAATATGTAATAATGATATAGCTATAGTATATATAATGCTATAGTAAAATTAACGCAAAAGATTTGCATCTACCGGGCCCGGCCCGGCAATCGCAAGTAATTTGCATCTGGCACTATATATTATATAGCGCGCTATATAGAACACTATATAAGAAAAAGGGGCTACACTATATAGGTGCAGCCCCCGAATTGTATAGCGTTATATTAAGAGCTATATACGCCGATGTCGATAGGACTCATGTCCACAGTCAAGCCAGCGAAAGGATCAAAGATGCTGTGCAGCGCCTCCGAGCGTTTCGGCAAGGCAACGAGGTTGCCCTTATAGACCTCCGTGAACGCGTTATGCAGCGACCACAAGTTACGCGGAGCAAATTCCTCATGCAGAGGTTTTTCCCACTGATCGAGAACGTCCACGATCATACCTTTACCAATCGCGCCAGCGCGGTAACCCTTTAGAATCAGGTGACCTGCTTGTTCGTCAGTGAGGACAGTGTTGGAATAACCTTCGACCCGCTTCTCATGCTTGACCCACATATCGCCAAGCTTGCCAATGGCACGCGAGACGATTTGGGGCAAGTGCTTCATGATATGCGTGGTATGCTTGCGACCAAGCACAACCTCGTTGTGGAAACAGAGGTTTGAGCACACGAACGGAGCATTGCCAGCGCAAATGCCAGCAGGAAAGCTCTTGTCGTGAGCGTTACGCAATCCAACAACCGTTCCCGAACTCGCGCCTTCGCGCTTCATGTCGATTTGAAAAAGACCGAAGTAGCGTTGACCGTAGCGGGCCAGCGTGTGGTGTTCCGAGAGAACAGACAAGCCAGCGGTTTTGAGTTGATCGCGGAAAATGTCGATGAGGACACTGTGAGCGATGGGTTGAAAAGTGCTCGTCGCTTGTGGCGTTGGCACGAGGTTGATCTGATCGAGAGGAACAGACGCATGATCTGCGCCCGATACGGCTAAGTTTAACATTTTCATGGGATTTTATTTTTTGGATTTATGGCTGAAGTTTTCGATCTTGGAAAGGTCGAACGATTTGAAAGCGTGACCTGTTGGAGTTTCTTCGTTATTGGTCTGCATCGACAAGAACAGTTTGCCGTTATGCTCGACGATAGCAGAGGAAAGATGCTCGCCCCACACTCGCGGGCCAAGTCCTTTCTTCTCTGAGCTAAAGCCGATCACGCCGTTGCGTTTCTTGCCGTTGTAGTTGAAAGAGACGATAGCCGCGCCTTTGGACGCGACGATCTTCTCGATGGTATTTTTTAGTTCATTATTCATGGGAGTAAAATTTGAAGGTAGTGGATTCAGTGCGGCAAATTTCGTACCGTTTATTGAAGTGAGCAGCATCGACGAGATAGTCGCGGAAAGCAATGCGATTTTCATTCGATACGCCGATTACTGGATTTGAGAGGAGAGATTCAAGCACGCCGATTTCCGTCGTGGTGAGAGTTAAGTGTCTGGTTTGATTTTCCATATTAGGATTTCGCGTTGAGCATTTCGTTGATTTTCTGATCGTACTGATCTTTGAGTTGTTTTGATTCGTTGGCAATGTCAGCGAAACGCTCGACAAGTTGCTCCTTCGTGAAAAGGTCGAAAAAGCTTTTATCGAACATTCCGATATAAGCAAACTTGCCGCACATTTTGGAGCGGATATTGTCGATTTCATCGCGGATCTCCGCGACGGTTTTTTGAGTAGTGTTATTTTCCATATTTCAGATAATGACCGCTCTTTTGTTTTCATCAACACTTATTTTCACTTTATCGAAAGATTTTTTGCGTGGTGTGGAACAATGCGCGCAGCGTGGAACAATTCCGTGGAACATTTTTTTCTGCGTGGAACAATTGCGTGGAACAATTTTTCAGCGTGGAACATTTAGTGCAAATTACTTGCAACCAGGTTTTCTGTTGTTGCAAATGGGTTGCGTCTGCCCGGCCCGGCCCGGTTATCGCAAGTAACTTGCAAGAGTTGACCGGGATTGCAAGTAATCTGCAACAAACGACTATATATTATATAGCAAAAAAACCGCACTATATATCACTATATAGCGCGGCGTAGTACGGTGTTAAAATGGGTTCAACATACCAAAAACCCTATATAGGTTCTCCCTATATTATAGTCCGTAAAATTATATAGACTTCGATCATCCGCGTGGGTGAGGCCCACCTATTGGATTCCACTCCTCGCCATAATCTGAATAGCGGCGAGCAGTACCAACTGAACAGTTGAACTTTGCGGCGATATGGGTTAAGTGCAGAATGCAATTCCTGCGTGGGGTAACTCTGGGAAGATTTTGGGCATAGAACGCGATTTTAATGCGTTCTTCTTCGTGAATCCAGCCATGCGAGCGAGTAAGAACCACGGGCTTTTCAACATTGAAAAGTTCAACGGCGAGCTTTTCGTTTTTTTTCAGCTCGTCAGATTTGTTGTCTGTTAATTTGCCGAGGATTTTTTTATAGTTAAAAATCTTTTTTAATGTTTTGCCAAAGTCTTTGTAGTTTTGGACTTCGCCGCGAACTTGCGCGAGCGCAACTTCGGCCATAACTCTCAAATTCATTTCGGCATTACGCTTGCGAGCAATCAAAGCCCTTTGTTTTTTGAGTTCGATTTCAGCTTCGACTTTTTTCTGTTCTTGTTTGAGGTAATCTAAACGCACCTGCAATGGCGCGGCTTTTTTGACTAAGGTTTGGACTTCGGTAGCAATGTTCGTGTTCATTTTAGCAATTTCCTATCTAGTGTTTTTTGTTTTAGTTTTGTTGTTTTAGCAATTTCTCGACTTCATCCTGAATTTCAAACGGCATGAAGCAAGAAAAATATTTTTGTGAGCTAGATCCTTTCCAGTCCCAGATTGAGCAATCGTGAGTTTCGCCATTTAGTTCAACAGAGAAATCCCACATGGCGCAAGATTTGCCGTCGCTACTGTTGCGAGGTTCAAAGCCAAGAGCGTTAGTGATTTGCTGGATGGTGACGTTGGCAATCGTGCCAGTTTTGTAAGACAAGTTGACGGTAGTAGGTTGGATTTTCATTTGTAGAATTTATGATTTTCGATTGTGACTGTGGCAAGCATTTTTTTATTCCATGAAGGATTGATTTGTATCGTGTGATAAAACTGTGCGTTTTTTGTGTAATTAGTCGAGCCTAAATTTTGGGCAATTTGGAGAGCGTTTGCCCATTTCTTGTGCTTCTTCGCTTTTTCGATTCCACCTTCGACATCTTTGCTATTCCAGCAAGAGAACTGTTTTGGTTGCAAGCAAACTTGCGCGGGTGAAATCTTCCGAGAGATTGAGCGATTGTAAATCACTTCGGCCACAGCGTGCATGGCGCGAGAATCTTTTTCGCCGCCAGCTTCAGCAATCAAAGTTGCAGCGACGATTTCGGTTTTGCTAACTGAAACGGAAAATTCAGTTACGTTGACTTTGGCAGACAGTTTGGGCTGCGATAAGTTCAGCCCAGAAAAACAAGCGAGGAGAAGGTAAAGGGATTTCATTTTTGTCGAGGTGTTGGATAGTTTGCCAGCGGGAGAGATTGTTTGCGATAAAGATTTCAGCGAGTTCGTATTCATTCATATTAGTATTTGAGGTCGAAAAATTCATCTTCGCTCACTTCTTTGCAGACGGCACTCTTGGCAGAGCGTGGCCAAGGCTTAGGGCCGAAGGCGTCGGCCATCGCTTCTTCTTTCGTGGAGCCATGCCCCAAGAAACAAAGGCGAAGAGAAATCGCGGAGGGAGAAAGAACAACGAAGACAGTAGATGTTTGATTCATAAGACAGATAATGACTACGTTTTTACAGATAGCAACACTATTTTAATCTTTTTTAATCTTTTTTATTCAGAGCGTGGAACAATTTAGTCTTCGTGGAACATTCTTGTGGAACATTTTGATCGTCGTGGAACATTTTATTGCAAATTACCTGCCACCCGGCCCGGCCCGGCAAACGCAAGTGATTTGCAACAGCTGACCAGGTTTTGCAAGTATTTTGCAAGTCGTGGAACAATTTTTCGTCGTGGAACAATTTTTTTCTGAAAAAAAAGTTTGACTTTATTTTTTTCGCCGTTATTCTGCGCGCCTTTTTCGTGGAACAATTCGCGCACCGTGGAACAATTTACCATGCCAACCTCGTTTTTTTAGTGAAGATTTTTAATTATTTTTTAATCGTTTTTATTTACGGAAACGGTCAATTTTTCCGCATGACTAAATCGCTTCCTTTACTTGCCAGCAATTCAGACGCAAAAACCTCAAAGGGTTTCGCTCTCAAGTTCCTAACTGACATACTTTACCTTGCGCCCGCGAACGAAGGCGGCTTCGGTAACCTTTGCGTGCACGCATCGGCTGGATGCCTTGCCGTTTGCCTATTCACGGCAGGACGTGGCCGCATGAGTAACGTACGCTTGGGCCGTATCCGTAAAACACGCCTTTTCTTTACTGATAAGAAGGCTTTCTTTATGCAGTTAAACAAGGACATAGTGCGCGGCATGAAGCGTGCGGCTAAGTTGGGCATGACTTACTGTGTACGGTTAAACGGCACTAGTGACGTACCGTGGGAGCGTCTCGGTGTCATGCAGCAATTTCCTAACGTGCAATTCTACGACTACACGAAAAGCGTTTCACGTGCATTAGCGCACGCTCGCGGAGAGATGCCCGCGAACTATCACTTGACCTTCTCGCGTAGTGAATCAAACGAGGTCGAAGCGTTGCAAGTGTTGGCCGCAGGTGGCAACGTTGCGGTAGTGTTTGACTCGGCTAACTATCCAACGACGTGGAACGGTTACACCGTAGCCAACGGAGATTCTAGCGACCTACGTTTCCTCGATGCTAAAAACGTCGTCGTTGCCTTGTATGCCAAGGGCAAAGGAAAACAAGACGAAAGCGGTTTCGTGGTTAAAACGTCCGTCAACGCATGAGAAAATGCTTTCTTTTCTTATCTTCTTAGTTGTTTTATTCACGCTACTTACAAAACAGCGCACGAAAAGATAAACTTTCGCTTGCGTTCACCATGCTGGCGCGTATTATTTCCCCATGATCTTAATCAATCCAAACACGCAACAAGCGCACAAAGTTAACGCCTTCCTTGGCTCGGTCGAAGGCTTCAAGAGCCTCGGCTCTTTTGGTGGCGGCTCTTATCCAACGGCAGAGCAACGCGCAACGATGCGCGATGGCCAATGGCACAGCGAAAACCTCGACAACAGCGGAAACAACACGTTGTTTTTTAATTTTGAGAAATTACTGTGCTACGTTGTTGACTCGTCAGGTTAAACCCTTATTTTTTTTACATATGAAAAACGTTACAATAGATGGAAAGCTAGTTGATTTGAAATCGGTCGATTTCGATGGAATTGACCACAATGATGCACCCGATTATTCGGATGCGTTTATTGTGTCGGCAGAGTTTGAAGACGGCACCCCATTAATTGAGGCGCAGCTTGAAATGCTGTTTGATCTTTGCGGGTATGATTTGCTTATGGACTATATTCACTAAAAGACTCCCCCCCATTTTGAAAAAAAGTGCGGGGGTTTTTTGTGTGGCGGCGGGGGGGGATGGTAATTCCTCGCTCTACATTCAACTAAAACCATCTTAATTTAATTACTTGCGCCACATGGCGCAATCCCGCGCATTTGCGCCACATAAACTTAATACCCCCCACCCTTTTCTGAGAAAAAGAGAAAAAACTTAAAAACAACTAAAAGTAAAACTCGCTTTCCGGGCGGGGGGAAATTCTATAAAACCTTTAATACATCTTCTTTTTTGCAGCTTAAAGAAGCACTCATAGCTTCTTCATGTGTATTAAATGAACCAATATAAGTTTTAAATCTACTAACATAAAACTTTTTTACGCCATTCTTTAAAGTATATACTTTTATTCCATGATTAAATACTTCTGTATTCTCGTTATTTCCTTCATAATCAACTTCTTTTAAGTTTGATATAGAGTTATTTAAAGGATTGTTGTCATCATGATCAACCAAAATACCTAAATGCGGCCAACGATTATGATACATAGCAAAAATGATAATATGCAACAATATAGCTTTTCCTTTGATAGAAACTCTCTTATACCCAAGAAAATTAGAACCTAATTCTTTATTGGTTTTTCTATTAAATAACTTACCATTTTTAAAATCAGCAATATAGTTATCATGTAAAAACTCTATAGATAATTTATTTTTATAATCTAGATAAGCTTTTATATATCGTTCTTTATTGATAGGAGAATAACTAAGATATTCTAAAAGAGCTTCTTTTTGCTCAAAAGTAATAAAAAACTCTTCAGATTCTTGATTTTGCTGCTGATCTTCGCTCATAAATTAGTTTTCGTTGAAAAATTCGCCGTGAAGTTCTCTGGCGGTAGCGTCACGCCAAGTTTTGGCGGCGAGGATAGTTTCTTCTTTAGAGCCATATTTTTTAAAAGAAAAATATTTTGAATATCTTTTTCTATTTTTTGAAACAATAGCATTAACACCATCTTTTAATATATTAATACCTTTTATGCCTGATTTAGTTATTCTAAATAATCTTCTATTAGTCGCATTATCTGATTTTGTACCTTCTCTTAAATTACAAGGTCTATTATCCCACGGTTTGTTATTTATATGGTCAACATCATAGCCTTTTTTGGCCCAACGACCATGATATAAACAAAAAACAATTTTAGCCACAGCAACTCTAAATCTATAATGTTTATAATTAAAATCAATAGTCAAACTAAGACTTTCTCCATTAAAATAGCCAACTTTTCTATCTGTTTTAATTCTAAATACATCGCCATTATCATTATGCCTAAATAATGTAGCTATTTTTTCAGGAGAAATGCAATCTTCTATTTCATGTTTGAAACGATAAGCTTTCCAAACCTTTATAGACTCAGGAAAATTCTTTATTCCGCCGATCTTACTTAAAAGATCTAAAAAATCTTTAACAACTGTGGCAGTTATAACAACTTTTTCTTTTGGAGGTGCTTTTGTTTTATTTAAACCCATATAAATACCTTATTTAACTCTTTTTATTAAAAGTATCAAGAATAACTCTATAATCAGCTTGTCTATTACCTACCTTAGAGATATTTAGTCCTAATGTATTTAATTCGGGGCTTAAGGTCCACTGTTGGTCTTTAAAGAATACCCATCTTTTGTTTCTTCTGCTGTAGAAAGACTTTAAGTCTAAACGAATAGCTTCGTTAAGAACGGAAATTCTTGTTTTAAGAAGTTCAGACAATGATTGGAGCGTCTGAGCTTTTTCGTTTATGTCTGCGTCGATGAATAAAGCCCAGAACTTGGGCCATTTTTTATTTTTTTTATTATTTGTTTCCATAGAGAATAGTTTATTGCACTTCTTCTTGTAAAAGTAACAGAAGATCATCTGAATCAAGCTGATCCGCAGAATAATGATCCATTTCAAAAACTTTAACGTAATTTAACGGCCCCAAATGTGTCAAAAATGCACACTTTTCATCATTATAGCTTGATGGAAGGTTATCGAACAGCCATATTACGCCCGGTTCAATTTTAAGGGGTTTAATTGGCTTTCGGCGCACATCCTCACGCGAGTATATATCTTCTGCCTTAAATCCAAGAGAAAAGGCTTTGTTCATGGCAAGCGCATAGTCTTTAGTTGCTACTGTTAGCATAAAAACTTTGGCCTTTTTGCGTGCAGCTTCTAAAAAGGCTAGTGAACAACCTCTTAATCTACTGTTGTAACTCTCATGTTTAGATAAAGATATCTTCTTATAATTAAGTATATCTGTACCTGTATGTAAGCCAACAGTATGAATTAATGTTTCATCTAAATCAACGAATATGTATTTGTTCATGTTATCCTCTAATTAGAAATGCTAAAAATAGCTCAATCAGAGCAGCCAATTTGAAACCCAAGTATAAGCTGATCCCCAGTAAAATCCTGTTTTTGAATGTTTTCATTAAATTTTGGTAATTTGCATAAGTATTGTTCTAGAGTGTATCTTCCAAAGTGAAATTCGGCATGACAGTTTCTACATAACGGCACGCACTTCAGTAATTCGTCTATCCATTTTTGACTTTTTAATGGATAGCGTATTATAGTATCACCGATTGTAAATAATTTTTTAGATGGATCAATATGATGAAAATCAATTCCTTCTGGATGTGAATAACCGCATCTAATACACATTCCACCTAGAAAATTCACCATATCAATCTTCGCTTGTCTTGAAAATCCTTTATCTTTTGGATTTTGTAATTTAGAACACTCTTTGCACTCATGATATCGACCATCTTTAGATGATGTTCGACGATGAAATTCAGAAAAATTTTTTATTTGTTTACAACTATAGCAGATCTTGTGATCTAAGATATTAGAACACAAAAGCTTGTTTTTACGGCCTTCATTAGAAATTTTATAAACTAACACTTCTTCTATCACTAAATCATCAATTATTGTATTAGTCTGTATCATTTAAATCCTCTTCGTAAGGAAGATAGTATCCATTTTTAACATAAAAAACGAGTTCTTTGAAGCCTTTAACAAAATCATGCCCGGCTTCTTTGGGATTAAAGCTCAGTTGAACTAGAAAGGTTAAACCCCCAAGCACAATGAACGCTGGTATAGCTAGTAATGCCCAGATTATTCTTAAAATTATGCTTTTCATTTTAGGTCCAAAACTTTTCACGGTTTTTGACAACAAAATCGCATAATACTGTATCACATTCTGTTAAATACTTATCTGCTTCAAGATACTTTTGAAACTCGTCATTGTCCATGTTCATTAAAGTATTATCAACTTCATCAATCAGCTTGGCGCGCCCAGTCTTAGCGTAATCATAAGCCTCTTTAAGCTCAAGCTCAAATTCGCTCTTAGCGTCCATTAGGCTGCAACACGTTTCAAAGTATTTTTCTTTTTCGACAAGCTCAACGACACAGTTAAGGTGGAAAAGGACGATCATTTCGACCATATCCATGTCGCCGTGTTTAGAAAACACAGCATCACGGAAATCTTTACGAGGATGGCGCAAGTAATTCTTGATTGTACGTTTAGTAGTGCGGTAATTAAACGAAATGCTATGCCTCCAGCTACTGCAAGTCTCTCTTAAGAAACGTTGAACAGGATATTCGACAGATAAGTAAGCATCGTAAACATCCCATTCTCCTCTAGGCAAAGCAAATGGCATAACGTACCATCCAGTAGGCCAAAACCATACTTTCTTTTCTGTTTTTTCTTTGCCTTGTGAAATGTATTCTTGTACAGTCATAATTTTAGAGTTGAATAATTCTTGGAGCGTTGGTAGGTTTGTAGTCTTCACCACAGATAGCCGCATTAACAAACATTGTGTTGTTTTTAACCTCAACGCCGTAGCCATTGTGAATATGGCCAAAGACATGAAGCTTAAGTTTAAGTTGTTCAGTGATTGTGGTGAATAAATTGGCGCATCCAACGTGAGTACCTTGAATAGTTTTGTCAAGGATGGTCATAGCTGGGCCGTGAGAGATCAAAATATCAGTATCTTTGGGAATCAAGTCCCAATGTTGCTGGATAGCTGATCCGCGCTTGCGATTAAACGCCCAATCAAAGAATTCTGGTTGAACAGGAGAACCCCAAAAGTTCAAACCTTCGATTGTGACGCCTTCGTCTTGCAAGTAATGTATGCCCGGTGGTATGATTGCGTTAATTCCAGAACGGCTCGCCTTCTCCATCCAAATATCATGGTTGCCAGCGATAGCAAGCTTGTATTTGTGCGGCAAAGCGCCAAACCAATTAAAAAATTCGACGCATTCAAAGTAATCTCCACGGTTACAGAAGTCTCCAGAGTGGATAATCATATCTCCATCTGGAATTTTGTTATTAATGTGTCCGTGAAGACCGTGCGTGTCAGATATGCAGATAATTTTCATTCAAATTCGATCATCCATCTTGAATCGTTTTGTAAAAAGTCCCAAAGAATATTATATTCTGGCGAATCCTTGTCTTTTATGTCAAGGATAAGCGCAGTCATTTCAATTTCCTCTTCTATCTTCTCATGAAGGTGCTTAATGTCTTTTTGCAAACGCAAAACGTGACCTTCAAGACTTTTTGGGATTTTTAGTTTTTGGTTTTCCACTTTTTTTGGTAGGTTTTTCTCTATACTCCGCCGTATCTATGCCATAGTAATTGCCGACAAGACAAAATGCCGCTAAAAGAAGCTCGTAATATTCTTTGTCTTCTTTTTCCCAATCTACAAGATTTTTCTGAGATTTATATCTCTCTAGAGTTTGTTTGGTGCATCCTAAATGGAATTTAATACTCGCCACAGCTATTAGGTCAAGCATATCGTCATTAATAACTTCACGCAAAACAGATTCTACTGTTGGGTACTTTAAATAGTCTTGATTTAACTTTAAATTTTTCATATTATTCCTTAGAGTGATCAGTATTAAACCAAATGTCAAGAGTTGCCGTTAAAAAATCGTGAAATTCATCATCTTCTTCGACAGAATTAAAATGAATGTCGCGTTTTGCGAGTTCTTGATAAGCCGCATTGGTCATGGCAGCAATATCTTCTTTGTAGATTTCTTTATTGGTTGTGATCATGCGATTTTGTGGAAAAAGTTAGCGATTGCTGTGAAAAACTTATATTTATAGTGAGAGAGCTTGCGATAAGGAAGAGTATAAAAAATATACTTATTGTACCAAAGGTTATGATCTCTGATAAGTTCTTCTTTCCACTTTTTATCTCTTTCTACTCTTTCTTTATTTGACTCTTTAGTGAATTTTACCAAAACGATGTTTTCGCAAACTCCATTTGTGAAAGTAGCTTCATATTCTTCCCAGCAATCCCAAACATCGAGAACATCTTGGTGAGAAGTATAGAAATTAACTTTACCATGATGAATAACTTGTTCAAGGTATTCGCCGCTTCTTTCCATATGGCCGAAATTCCAACCATCAGATGATTTTTCAGGCTTAACATATTCATTTACTTTGTATTTTTTGACAAAAAGTTTTTTGTCTTGTAAAATATAAGTTTCTAAGCAGTTAATTAAGTCTTTGGTTTGAAATTCTCCGTCATTTGAGTTTAGGCCAAGGCAAATCATTTCCTCTGAGTAAGGAAGAGTGTCGCTAACGATAAGTGTGTCGAACATTCCCATAAAATTATTTATTTGGTTTTAAAATTTTGGAAACGAGATATCCGTCTCCTGATGGAATCAAATCAACACTATCTCCTTCATTAAGTCCAGCCTTTTTGAGCATTTTTTTTGGAATTTTAATAAAGTAACCGTCTTCGTCTTGAAGAACAGGTACTTGCACCTTATTTTTCTTTTTAAAGATATCGTCAATTCTGTTTGCGAACTCATCAGAAGAAATAGAAGATGGGCGACGTTTTGATCCTTTTCCGTTCATAGCTTATAGTAGTTCAAGAGGTGGTTTTTCCAGTTAAAGTGTAAAAAATAGTATGGAAGATCAGATGAATTCTTTTATTTCTCAAAATTCGGTACTTTTAGTAGCGGGCGTTGCTTCGTTGCTGTTTAAAGAATTTATTATCAACATTGTCAAGAGTATTATCTTTAAAATGACTTCTGGATTAAAAGAAGATGACGTTTTAATGTTTTGGGATGGCACAAAAAGCCCAGCAAGAATCGTGAGAATCGGTTTAATGTCAACAACCTTATTTATCTACGATGTTAACGAAGAAGGAATCATCACTGGTGGCAGTCGTTTGGTTATGCAGAACGTAAAACTAGAGAATGTCAAGTTCTTGAAACGACTCGCAATGATTGACGACGCTGATCTTAAACAGTTCAAAAAAAGTGTAAAATAATCAGATGGCTTACGTTACTTACGATAAAATCAGAGCGTATTTTACTAACGCTGATAGCGCCACTGACAACATCTTATACGCAACTAGTTTAAGCGCATCAAATACAACTAGTTTAAAAAGAGTTAGAAGAATTGGTCAGCAAATGGACTACTATATCCAGACTGGCCCAAAAAGCTCAAGCATTTCCGCGAATGTCCTTTTGGTTTCTGGAGAAATCAACAAAATCATCAATTTAACTGGAGATTCGGTTACTGGTTCGCTGATTAAAGTTCCAGATTACCAATTTAACAAGTGTTATTTGAAAAGTTTCTCCGCATCATTTGAGCCGTGGAAAGTTGCATCTGCGGCGCTGCAATTTGACTCTTACGGACTAGCAACTGGCTCTGGAATCTACGTTCATTCGGAGCAGCAAGCCACTACTGGCAGCGGCATTACTTTATTATCGCCTTTAAGAGCAACAACAGTTCAATTCACTGCTCCAAATTTTTCCGCTACTCCAATTTCACAATATGAAAATATTTCTTTCGATATTCAAGTCGATAGAGTTCCAAATTTTGTTATTGGCTCGGAATATCCTGAAAAAGTTAGCGTTTCTAAAATTACAAAGTCCTTGCAAGTAAACGGACTGAGTAATGCGGATTGGCTATCTGATTATCAACCAAATACGACAGTAACCTGCACCATCACGATGTCAGATGCTACTGTTTTTTCGGTAGCTGGCGTTTTATCTAATCAAACCCTCTCTGTTGATTCTAACGGAGTCGCTAAAGGAGGATTGCAGATTATTGAAGAGATGGTTTAACACTTTATGGCAAAAAAAGCCCCTAAGAATAAGAAAACCAAACCTGCGGGAATCACAATTCCGCAACTAAAACAAGAAATCAAATTTAAAGAAAGAAAATTTAAGTTTTCAGATAAGCAACAAGACTTATTAAAAATACTTTTAAACGAGCAGACCAAAATCTCTTTCATCGCTGGACCAGCGGGAACATCAAAGACATTTATGGCTGTTTACGCAGCGTTAAACCTCATTAGTAACAATGACAAAGAAATTATTTACATTAGAACAATCGCAGAGAGTGGAGAAAAGTCTCTAGGCGCACTGCCCGGAACAGTTGGCGACAAATTCGCACCTTACCTGATTCCTCTTGAGGATAAAGTTCACGAAATTATCGAAGCTACTGATGCTCACCGTCTTAAAGACGACGGAAGACTTACCGCAGTACCAGTAAACTTCTTAAGAGGCAGTACATTCACTGATAAAATCATCATTGCTGATGAAGTGCAAAACTTTACAGCTAAAGAGATTACAACTCTGATTACTAGAATCGGAGAAGGCACAAAAATCTTTTTATGCGGAGATTTTATGCAATCGGATATTAAAGTTAAGAATGGATTCCTTGATTTTTTTGAGCTTTTCACTGGAGAAGACTGCGTTCAAAAAGGAATTTATACTTTTGAGTTCTCTGAAGAAGATATTAAAAGAAGCGAAATCTTAAAATTCGTTGTAAAGAAGATTAACAACATTAATCTCCGTTATAGAATAAAAGATGAGCAGCGCAACGTCAAAAACGTCTCAGTTGAATAGTTGGGCAAATATTATTAAGGTATTTGGCGGAATTTTGATCGCCTGTACATTGTATTACCTAAATACAACGTATGTAAAGAAGGATGATTTTAATCCTGTTGCTTTAGAGATGAAGGTTCAGGCAGAGCAAATGTCTTACGTTAATACAGAAGTAAAAAATATTTCTCGACGCCTTTCAAAGATAGTAGATGATGAAGGAAAGCCAGTTAATACGGACAAAATGGTTGAAATACAGAAAGATATAACTAAGATATTAGTAAAGCTGGAAAATCTTAACGATAAGGTTGACCGCATATCTAAATAATAACTATGGCTATCACTTTCTGTTCATCGTGCGGTGCAAAACATGAGTATGTTGGATTTGCACCAAACTTTTGCTCAAAATGCGGCAACTCTTTTGGCTCGAAAGCTGTTCAACAGTCAACGGCAAAAGTCCAGCAGAAACCAACTGCTATTCGCAGTTCGCAAGTAGAAGACGATGACGAAGATTCTTCGGACATTGAGGAGCTTCCACACATAGAGTCGTTAGACGTTGAAATCGAAATGGATGGAGGGTTTAAATCCTTCAACCTAGAAGATTTACAACGGAATCCCATGCAAGCGCAAGCTAAGAAATTCAAAGCAAAGCGCTCTGATGGTATTGATGGCCTATCTCCTGAAAAATATGGAAGCTCAAAATCTGGGTAAAATAACTTACGACGATAAGAAAGATGTAATAGACAAAATCATTGAGAAGCACAGATATATCTGGCAGCTCAAAGCTATTTGTTGGATGGATTACGAAGATGTCGCGCAGATTGTGAGATTTCACATCTCAAAGAAGTGGCATATGTGGAAACAAGATCGCCCACTTGAACCTTGGATAGCTAGAATCACTTCTAATCAGATTAAGAACTTACTTCGTAACAACTATTCTAATTATACTCGCCCATGTTTAGGTTGCAAGTTTAATCAAGGTAACGAACCACCAGCTTGCTCGATCACACCAAGCGGAAGACAATGCTCTGAATGTCCGCTATACAGGAAATGGGAAAAAACAAAGAAGAGTGCATATGATGTTAAGCTATGTGTATCTATCGAAGGTCATATAGATGCTGTTCATTCGATGCGCGATCAGAATTTCGACATTTTATCTAGTGCCGCTCGCCTTCACGAAGAAATGCGCTTATACTTAGCTCCTAAGCAGTATAGAGTTTATACAAGACTCTTTGTTGATGGAGTAGATGAAGAAAAAGTAGCTGCCGAAATGGGTTACAAGACAAATGAAAAAGGTAAAAAGGCTGGATACAAACAAATCAAAAATCTTAAGAAGCTATTTAGGCAAGTAGCTCTAAAAATTTTACAATCGGAGGATATTTTAAGTGGAAGCTAAAGAAGAAACAACAGACATCTCTTTTACAAATGAAGAGGCAACACAAATTAGAGACTTAGCTAAACAATTTCCTGATTTAAATACTATCACGCGTAAATTCTTTGCTATCT